GGCTAGTTCAGGTGGAGGTATTGGTGGATATTGGGGAGACATTAGGAGTAACGGTGTATCTACTACTCACGGTAGTAAGTCTACTGGTTCTATTCCTTTCATGCATGTAGTTGATTCTCAAATGTTAGCCTTCAATCAAGGTGTAACAAGACGAGGTTCGTATGCAGCATACATGGACATCAGTCACCCAGAGATTGAAGAGTTTATTAACATGCGTAAAGAATCCGGTGGAGATATTAATCGTAAGAATCTTAATCTTCATAACGGTGTCAACATTACTAACGACTTCTTACAGGCTGTTGAAGCTGATGATGAATGGAGATTGATTGACCCTAAGTCTAACGAAGCTGTTAAAATGGTTAATGCTAGAGACTTATGGTGGCAAATCATTAACGCTAGAGCAGAAACAGGTGAGCCTTATATGATTAACATTGATACATGTAATGAAGCTTTACCTAAAGAACAGAAATCTTTAGGCTTAGAGATTAAACAGAGCAACCTATGTTCTGAAATAACTCTACCTACTAACGAAGAACGAACAGCCGTGTGTTGTTTGTCCAGTGTAAACTTAGAACACTTTGATGATTGGTCAGAGAACCCTATGTTTATACAAGATTTAATAACCATGCTCGACAATGTTTTACAACATTACATTGACAATGCTGTCGACACAGATAACTTAGGAGAATACAATGCAAACTTTAAACGATTCCAAAAACATATTAAGCCGGGCAAAGAAGGCTTTCTTAAATCTGCCTACTCTGCTTATAGAGAGCGTTCACTCGGTCTCGGTGCGATGGGCTTCCATGCGTATCTCCAATCACGCAGCTTACCTTTTGAAGGTATCTATGCTACGGGCTTCAATTACAAAGCGTTTAAACATGTTAAGGTACAGGCTACCAGAGCTTCTGAAAGACTTGCAGACGAACGTGGAGAAGCACCTGATGTTAGCGGTAGTGGCAGGAGGAATGCTCATCTTCTCGCTGTTGCTCCTAATGCCTCTTCTAGTATTATTTGTGGTGGGACATCTCCTTCGATTGAGCCGTATAGGGCTAACGTTTATACACACAAAACTCTTTCAGGCTCGTATCAAGTAAAGAACAGATACTTAGAAGACTTGTTAGCTAGTAAGAAGCTGACCAAAGATCAGATTAAAGAAGTATGGAAAGACATAGCTGGACACGAAGGCTCAGTCCAACATCTAGATATTCTTACCGATGAGGAGAAAGAAATATTTAAAACTGCTAACGAGATTGACCAGATGTGGATAGTAGAACACGCTTCTAAACGCCAAGAGTTTATCTGTCAGGCTCAGTCAGTTAATTTATTCTTTACTATTCCTACAGCCACAGAGCCACAGGAAGTACACGATGAGTACATGCAGTACGTCAATGATGTACACTGGTATGGAATAAATAAGCTTAAGTCTTTGTATTACTTTAGAACTAATGCTGCTAGAAACGCAGAGAATGTTAATAACAAAGTTCAACGCATCAAGCTAGATGAAGTTGAATGCATAGCGTGTGAGGGATAATATGAACTGTTGGCACTGTAACACACAATTAATATGGGGTGGAGACATCGACCTCGAAGAAGAAGACGATGGTTACATTATGGAAACTAATTTAAGTTGTCCTAAATGTAAAGCTGAAGTCTTAGTTTACTTACCAGCACTAGGAGATTTATGAAACAAGAAGCATTTAAAAATATATTTACGTCAGAGTTTAAAAGTTTTACAAGTAGAATGTGGGTTGATTACCTAGATGAAACGAGTAGTCCTTTTGCTAAGACAGAAAATTATGCAGGATATGTACTTAACAACCTTAAGTACTTGGTTAAAAAATATAACGACCAGTACGGTCAATCACACTTAAACGAGAAATAACTATGAGCCTATTAGATACAAGAGAATACTATAAACCTTTCGACAATCCTTGGATGTTCGATTACTACGTACTACAGAATCAAATGCATTGGATGCCTGAGTCTGTACCACTTCACACCGATGTCAAAGATTGGCAGGAACTAGCACCGGCTGAAAAGAACTTACTCACCCAAATCTTTAGATTGTTTACTCAGTCTGATGTAGATGTAGGAGCAGGTTATGTTGATAGATACATGCGTATCTTTAGAAAGCCTGAAGCTAGGATGATGATGGGTTCGTTTGCAAACATGGAATCAATTCATCAACATGCTTACAGTTTACTGCTTGATACAGTTGGTATGCCTGAGATAGAATACAAAGCCTTTGCAGAGTACGAAGAGATGTCTAACAAACACGAGTATGTACATAACATCAAGACTACTAAGGCTGATAAGAAAAGCATTGCAAAAACTTTAGCAGTCTACTCAGCCTTTACAGAAGGACTACAGTTGTTCTCTAGCTTTGCAATCTTGTTAAACTTCCCACGCTTCGGACGTATGAAAGGTATGGGACAGATTGTTACTTACTCTATCCGTGATGAGTCAATGCACGTTGAAGCTATGACTAAATTGTTTAGGGAATTTATCCAAGAGAACCTTGATATATGGACAGATGATTTCAAAGCAGAGCTATACGAAATCTGTAGACAGATGGTAGACCTTGAGGACAAGTTCTTAGACCTAGTGTTTGATATGGGAGACCTTGAAGGACTTACTAAGAAAGATATGTATGCTTACAACAGATACATAGCTGATAGAAGATTACTACAGCTTGGATTAAAAACTAATTATGACCAGAGAGATAACCCTCTTGGGTGGTTAGATGAAGTGATGGGTGTTGAACATCAGAACTTCTTTGAAGGTCGTGCAACTTCTTATATGAAAGCAGGACTACGTGGTAGACAAGATAAAATTACTTTTACAAACTTGGAGAAATAAAATGATTAACAAAAGTGAAGCCAACTTGGTAAGTTTTAAAGTGCTTCTTACACGTAACAATGAAATCGTTACAGAGTTTAGTATGTTACCTGAGAATATGGTAGATGAAATCTTCCCGAAAGATGAGAGAGATGTAATAAAATCTATCTTACGTAACGGAAAGACTAAGCTTGGAGACTTACATTCTTTTTTTCAACGAGAACTTAATGTTCTAAAATAGTATAAATCTTAATGGGCTTTTCTTTTCCTTTAACAAAGATAGAATCTAATTCTCTATGGGGTATATCACAGTTCTTAATTGTTTCATAACCTATGACAATGTCTTCTCCCACTTCTTTAGTAGAGCTTTCTAGCCTAGCAGCTAGGTTGACAGCATCTCCAATTGCAGAGTAATCAAAGCGTGTATCGCTTCCCATGTTACCCACAACTGCTTCTCCTGTATTTATTCCAATACCTATTTCAATTCCTAACTTGGCTGCTGCCATATCTTCCTTTATTTTCAGGGCTGTTTGGATGGCTCTGGTCTCATGGTTCTCTAAGTCTATAGGGGCATTAAAGATTGCCATCATAGCATCACCAATGTATTTATCTACCATGCCACCGTACTCTTTCACTGCGTTGGCTTGAATGGTTAAAGCCTTGTTCATTATCTCTGTTACTTCTTCCGGCTCTAGTCTCTCTGACAAACTTGTAAAGCCTCTCACGTCTGTAAATAAAAACGTACACCTTCTCCTTTCTCCGCCTAACTTTAAAAGCTCGGGATTATCTTGTAATCGTTTGACCTGTCTTGGGTCAAGGTAGTGTTCAAATTGTTTTTTGATAAGTTGTCTTAATTGAAACTGAGTTCTAAAATTTAAATAGAACTGCAAGGTAGCAATCAGTGTCATACTTATCATACTCCATGTAAAATCTATGAGTAAATTATGAGTTACAAAGTGATACTCAAGATACCCTGCTCCTGTTACAAAAACAAGAAAAAGACTAACGCCCTTAGTGATACCAAGATAATTGATTACAAGGGCTGTCAGTAAGCCTGAGAGTACTAAAATAAGTAACTCAAGAAACAGTCTATAGTCAGGAATTTGTGGTGTCTCTAACAAGATACTTTCTGCTAACGCTGCTTGTATTTTGTGTGGCTCTAAGAGTCCAACAGGGGTAGCAATTTGAGGAGAAATGCCTTTAGCGTTGAAGCCAACAAACACAAACTTATCTAGAACATCTAGTTCTTGTAGTGTAGTTTGTGGTGTATCAACCCAGCTTACCCACTTACGTCCATAACTATCAGTATTAATAGGAGGTAACCCCTGCACCCTAATTTTCTCAATCCCATTCTCGTTGGTTTTAATTTGATAAGTTTGACCCCCTCCTAGTATTTTTAAAACTTCCGTTCCAAAAGAAGCAACCCACCCATTATCTGTTTGTTGTAGTAAAGGTATACGCCTTACTAAATTATCTACATCTACTGGTGCAGAGATAGCACCTTGATTAGCTGATTGTTTTAGTACATCTATGTTCTCTAAAAAGCCTTGAGCTTTTGGTAAAGATACTATTGGTCCTTTAATAACTGTACCATGTGTTGCCGGGAAGTTATTGTTGTTTACTTCTGGCATAGCTATAACACTTGCAGAACTTTGTAAGGCTTTAGAGAACTCATCATCTCCACCCATTCTATCTGGATGTGGAAATAACATAACCCATCCTACGCCATAAGCACCGGCTTCTATTAAATCATTATGAATCTTTGCAAGTGTTTCTCTAGGTAGGGGATATCCACCTTGTTCATCTAGGAATTGTTCGTCTATGTTGAGGATTGTAAAGTGTCCGGTTGGACTTTGTTCAGGTACAAGAGCATCAAAGGTTTTGAGTCTTAGTACTTCTAGTGGTACACTGTTGAAGAGGAGAGGTAAAGTTAATAGAGTTAATAAAGTAATTGCCCACTTCATGTTAGTCTCCTTGTGTTATAGTTATGGTAGAGTTACCACCACCGTTGACAACTATCTGTGTACTTTTACCATTTTGTATCATTACAATAGTGTAAGCATTTGATTTATCTAAATCTAATTTAATGGTATCTTCTAAAGCTTTATAAAATGTTATGACGTTATCAGTCATAAAAGTATTTATCTGGGTCTCACTATCGTATCCTATTTGAGTACCTTTTAAATCTATATCAGTTTTTAAAATTGTTGAAGTCTGGTCTAGCTCATTGACATCTTCTATAATGTCTAACAAGTCTTCAAGAAAGTTTACATCTAAATAATTAATGTCTAATTCTGTAAACTCTAACTCATCTTCTGCAAGATAGTCCGTTTCTAAATCATCAAACTCAAGGAAATCAACATCAAGAATATTAGTGTTGCTCCTTCCATCTTGTCCTTCATCCTCTTTTACTTCCTGTGGTTTATTTACAATTAACATGTTATCAATTAACTCAAGAGTCAAGTCAAGGATAACTGGATTGGTTGGTTTAGTTTCAAACATAGAAACTGTTGTAGCTTGGTAAGGCTTGTTAAGAACTACCTGTCCCATAGCTGTTGCGACAACTATCTCTCCACTTGGCAGACCGTCATCGTCTGGTAATAATATAATTAGACTTCTACCTAACTCATCTACAGTTACAGTAAAGTCTGTACCACGAATACCAATCGTAGCACTTGGAGTATTGATAGTTATATTTTCTTTATCTATAGTTGCTAGTTTCCCTGTGATAAATCTTGCAGTACCACTAGCAAACTGAAGTGCCATCTTAGACTTAGAAGGGTCTGGGTCATAGATAAATTCATCTATAATTAATTCAGAATGTTCAGTAAGTCTAACTTGACTGTCATCTAAAAAAGTAATGCCCAATCTCCCATTAGAAGTTTGGACATTATCGTAGCTGTTGATGTCTAGGTCTAGAGAGGCTTGGAAAGTTTCGTCTAAGTCTTTAGGGACTTCTCTTACAACTCTACCTGTTCCGTTTAGTTCAGTTATGTTGCCTATATTAGCAACCGACTGCTGTTCCCCCATCGTTTTGAACGACACAAACAGTGCCACTAGAACCATCAGATGTAATTTGTAACCAGTCATTGTCTAAAGTACTCAGTTGTTGTATGTTAAATGTTCTAGAATTGCCTGTTTGATTTAATTTAAAGTAACCACCTGCATAACCTTGACCTGTAAAGTTTACATTGTTATCGTTACCATCTACATTTACATCATTGGTTGCATCAGAATTATTAATATTAAAATCAAATGTATTACCATCTCCACTAATAATCCAATCAATATCTGCATTACTTGCTAAAGATGTTGTAGCTAAGTCAAGTGTAAAAGTGTTTGTACCGCCTGTTACATCTACATTAACATTAGAACCATCAGCACCGTAAGTATTATTAGGGTCTATCTGTACGTTAAACACGTTAGTAGAACCATCAAACTCCCAAAAACCTACAAAGTTATCTGCAGTAATATCACCTAAGAATTTATTACTTGAACCTATTTGATTAATATCAATAGTCTGTGTACCACCATCTAAATCTAATGCAGTCATTGTACCAGCAATCGCATCAGCTCCACCTATGATGTTACCTGAACCTAACTGTTCAGCATCTAGATTAAACGTAGCACCAGACTGGTCTATATATATTTCGTTATCAGCCCCGTATAGCACTGACACATTCATCAGTACAATTAGGCTCATTAATTTTAAAGTTTTCATATTTCCAATAGCCTCTCTCTATTCCAATATTGATTATGTTTAATACCCCAGTTTCTACAGCCTTTTGCAAAGCTATTGAAACACTTTCATTCTCTGATATACCACCTTCTATTTCTACTAGCTCTGTGCCAGTTTCAATAAAACGAAATACATCTTGAGAAACACTTGTAGATAAAATGCTTTTGGATACTAATGTTTCCATAAGAACTTCACCGGTAGATACAGATACTAACCTTAAAGATATAGTAACTGTGTCTTCCCTAAATTGTTTACTTGTTCCAATACCTAAGTACCTTGCACCAGAACCTCCAGATTTTAGATTAGCTTCATAACTAATTACTCCACCTTGGACTAACAACCCTGCAAATAATAGTGGTTGCATCTTATTATCTTCTTTAAAATCTTTACGTGTACTACGTATTAGTTGTCTTTCTTTTGTTAGGTCATCTAAACCTACACGTTCTACAACTCTAAAAAACTTTCCACCTGCTGTATGCTTAAAAGCTCTAATAAGAAAAGCTTCAGGTGCTTGTGTTACAGCAGTACTAAACAAAGCAAAGGTACTGTTGCTTCTTCTCTGACCTGTTAAATCTCTAAAGCTATTAGGGTATATAGCTATCGTTGGTCTTACTTGTGCTGGTGGTAAATTCTTTAACTCTTCTGATTGTAAATCTAATGTAGAACTAGACTGGACTTTTTTAGTTAAAACTAAATCTCCACTCTCTTGTACTACTGCACAACTAGAAAGTAAAGTTACCAACAGGCAAAGATATAGTCGTTGTATTGCCATCACTATCCGTTATAGTTAAAGTTATTATTCCATCTTCTACGTTATAAACAATTGTATTGCCTTCTAAAGTTAATGTACCACTATCAGAAGGAACCTCACCAAATAAATTTTCTACTAACTGTCTTGATAGTTGTGAGTATATACGTGATTCTAAGTTTCTTATAAATCTTGCAAGAGTTGTGTTCTCTTTGTCTCTTTCTATCTGGTCTTGAAGTGCCTTAATCTCTGCCTTCAATGCTTCTTTACGATTGAACTCTTGGTTCTGAATAGTAAGATAATGTGAGCTAGTATTAATACCGTTAAAGCTAGGACTTTTAAACTTAAATACTATCTCATCTGCAAAGAGTTTAGAGTTACCCCAGAAAGCTAACAACATAAAACCAAACACAACTACTTGTACAATAGAAGCTACAGTAATTTGTTTCATCGGATGTATATCTACAATTTTTTCTATCCAAGATTCACTTGGAGAAAGATTAACTACTTGTAATATTTTCTTATCAATCTTTTCGTTGGTCATCTCTGTCTGCTTTTGCTATCTTATCACTGTTAATTAATTGTGGCACACCTAGTATAGTTTTAATCATAGTATCTTGTCTTATGATTTCATTATCTAAGCTTCTTACTCTATCTATTAATGCAACAAGTATGCCATGTTGTGAATCTAACTTAGTACCTAACCTATCTTCTAAGTTAGCTAACGAACCATTTAGTTTATCATCAAGAGTATCTAGTTTTGTTTCCATACCATCAATAATTCTGTTGATTAATTTCCAAACAAACATACCTAAACCTACAGCAGCAGCTATAGGAAAACCTAACTCTTGTATAACTTGAATTACATCCATTAGTCTTTAGAAGTGTTAGAAGCTCCAAAGTAAAAAGATATTACAGCACTTGCCAAGCCACCAAGATAACCAAGCACTAAGTTAATTAATGCTTCGCTGTTTTGTTCTGGCGGTTGTAGAGTTACTAAAAATATGTATCCCATAAAACCACCTACTACTGCAATGCCCATAATACGTGCAGTCCAGTCTTTACTAAACTTACCACGTGCATCTTGTTTGTCTTCAACTTCTAATGAAAAGACATCGACTTCTAGTTCTTTCATCTGTACTTCAAAAGCTTGTTCAGCTTGTTTAAGCTGTAGCATCTGTTCAGGCGTAGCTACTGCCATAGCTTGATTGATAGCCTTTGAATTATTAGGAACACCTAACACCTCAGAAATCATTTTAGCAGCCATACCACCCATAGGTCCACCTAATGCAGTACCTAACGTTGGAGCTACCGCACCTATTATATTTGTTAATAATCCTTTCATACTAAATCCTCCATTAGTTCTTCATACAAATTTCTAAAATGTTCTAGCTCCATAAAAGCTAATCCTCTTCCAATCTGGTGCATTCTATAAATGTTATACGCTAGTTCAAGTTGTTGTTCAGTGTACAATAGCATTATACTAGATTTAAAACTAACTGTTGTAGCTCTATGCTTCGTCTACCAACCTGTTTAAACCACCTGCTGTCTTCCATTTGTGCAGCCATCTCAGTCCAGTTGTGTTCTCTACAAGCTTTTAACATGTTACGAAACTTTGAAAGTCTTGTACCACCTAGGTTAAAACACATGTTCACTAACACACGTTGTATATCTTCTGGAAGTTTATTAAAATCTTCTGAGCTTCCAAAGACATGGATAGCTTCAGCATGATGCCTATCAAAGTCTATCATATAATATCTGTCTACGACTTCCTGTGATACAGGTGTACCTATTTCCCAGTCATACTCAGCGTCTTGTGGCTGACATAGATGACCAACTCCTAGAGTCTTATAACCTAAACTGTCGTTATAGATTTCTAGGACTTCGCCCTCGTGTCGTTTGATTTCAGCTTTGCATTGTTCTATGTTCATATTATTGGTACTTAATAAGGGGTTGATTGTATGGTAATCCTGTGATGGGGTTGATTCTATCAGCAGCATTATCCTGTGTAAAAGGTACTTGAGGACCTTCAATAGTTTCTTCACCGACTAGTCCTCCTTTTGAAAACTGTGTTAGTGTAGGTCTAGTAGTAGGCTGCCTATTCTCAACATCTTGTAAGAGTGGCTGTCCTGTAATCGATTCATTTATTCTGTTTGTGTAATCAATAACTTCTGACCCTAATGGAACTGTCTTAATTGCAGATACTGCTGCTCCTTCATAATCTCCAGCATCTAAGTTTCTATAAGTTTTACCTATATTGTTATACCATTTATCCAACAATCCAAACAACGGAGATATTGCTGATGTTGCTGTTCCTTGTTGGCTTCCTGCCCATGAACCAAATACTCTAGACAGTTTCTCTGCTCTCCAATCAATGATACCTGACAAACCTGCTGCTTGACCCCACCATTTTGCTGAAAAGTTTTCAGGTTCTTTTTCTGCATAGTACTCTCGTGAAGGACTCATCATTATTTGAAGTTCTCGAAGCCCTCCAAATATACCAATAGTACCTAACATTTTTATAGCTAATTTTAAATCTCCGTTTTCTACCCTGTTTATAAGCCCATTCATTTGACCTACTTTATACTGTGCCCATGATAAAAATAATCCAGCAGATTTAATCATTGGATTATTGCTTTGAGCAAAAATCATTCTGTTACCAATTCCGGGTAAACCTACGTCACGTTTAAACGCTTTCATTCCCACTTTAGTTAAAGTAGCTTGACCACTTGCAGAGTCTAAAGCTTCTTCTAATGTTTTAAACTTTCTTAAACCTTCTAGGTCTTGTTTAGTTACACCATAAAAATTTAATTGAGTTTGGAGTGATCTACTAATTTTAGTTCTATTACCAATTTTTTTAGCTATATCAAATACTTCATTGATACCAGTACTAAAAGCAACTTTTGCTGCAAAATTAGTTGCTGGAGCCATACCATTTATTTTAAAAAAAGTTTTAGTCCAGTCTGAAAGTTTTTGTTGGAACGTTGTGCTTGGATGTAGACCGGCTGAAAATACTCCTTCAATGTCTTTATTAACCGTAGAACCTATCGTGTTTGCTTTAGAGCCTCCAATACCATATCGAGCAGCTATACCGTCTTTTTTCCAAGCATCTGCAAACCCTGCTGCAGCCGACCCAACTTTACTATTTTGAAACGGTTGTAAAAAATCACCTAACTGTGGTATAATAGATCGTGGCAACATGGTTGTATTTGATAAAAAAGTAAGTAAAGCAAACCCATCTTTAGCTAAGTTACTTTGTAATGGGTCAGTAGCACTTTTTCCAACTAATCCAAAATAAGCTTGAACTGTGTTCTTCATTAAACGTAATTTAGAATCTAATTCTTTCTCACTAATTACTCCGTCTCTAAATTTTTGTCTAAGTCCGTAAGCAAGTTTATTTACTATTTCTCCGTTCTGTCCCATTTGCCGAGCAAACTCAACTCCTTTAACAGTATTACTTACCCAGTCCTCTAAAATATCTTTTAAGTCTTGTTTTAAAAAAGGCTCTAACTCTTTCCTTGCTTTTAAACTTTTAAATATTCTTTCACGTTGATAATTTTTTAATTGTGGAATTGCTTCAAAGTTTCCAAATACTTCTGCTTTTGTCTTGGGTCTTTTAAATACTGACTCAGTTACTTCTCCTAATACATCTGCTACAATTCTTTCAGCAGCGTTGTCTAATGAAGTTTCTCCTGTTAGTTTAAGTGCAGTTGCGTTCCATTTTGGGAACTCTGCTGCCAAAGCTTTTTTAACAGCCTTTTCTGCTCCAACTCTATTCCCCATGATAACTGCTGTGTCCCATATTTGAGGTAAGTCGTAGTTATCAATTTTATTATATGTAATAACAGGGTCCACATAAGAACCATTAAAGAATTTTTTAAACTCGTTAGTATTCGCTATTAAATTGTCTACATTAGTCATAGCTTCCGTAGATAATTTAAATTCTTTTTGAACTGCTTCTCTAGTTCCTAACTGTTTTATAATTTTAGTAGCTGCTGTTCTTTCTATTTGAGTAGCATTTTGAATTACTTCGGCAATCTGCTCACCAAATGTTGATGTTAATAAATCAGAGGCTTCTTCAGCACTTACTTTGTTTAGCTTTTTACCGTCCATTACCTGTACTAAAGACCTAACAAGTATCTCGTTTTCTGCTCCGTGATTTATTCCTCTAGCAGCAGTCGTACCAGAACCTTTTATTTTTAAAAAGTTATGTAACATTCTCATCGATTCGTTTTCAATAAGACCAAAAGCTTTTTCTTTCTGTCCCTGTCTTAAGTATGGAGCATCTTTAATACGATTATAAACAACACCGAAGGTCATTCCTGCTCCCATCAAGCTATAATTAATAGCATCGTCTTCATCACCTATAAATGTACCGGCAGTAAAACCAACTCCTCCTCCAAACAGAGGTCTAAAAGTTTCATTCAATACTTTTTGCATTAAACTATCTGTAATTTCAAAGCCTTGTTTTATAGTTTCTTTAAATGTACCATCTACTATTTCTCCCGTACCTTCTGATAGTTTAACATAGTAGTCTAATAAATCATCTTTTAAAAATTTCTGTGCTTGTTTTCTTTTTTCGTTTAAAATATCAAAGTCTTTTTTATTAATTTTTGTTTCTGCTGTAAAATTCCACTCTCTTTTTTTAGGGTCCCAAAGAATTTGACCTTCTGTTTTTAAAGTTTGAAATTCTTTAATGTCGTTTCTAGCTTGAGCAGCCATTTTATGTAAAGCTAATGTAGGTTCTAAATTGTCAATTATTGTAACTTTGTTTTTCATAACAATTGGAAGAACTGTTTTTAAAGCTTCTAAATCTTGACCCTCTAAATTGATAACAGCTTCATCTTTTACCGTGCTTTTAACTACAGTATCTGCATCAGGACTATCTATTTTACCTAAGTTTATGGTATCGTCAGCTACAGAAGGTAATCTATTAGCTACTGCTGCACCAATCAATGAACTAGCTCCACCTGCTGCTGCACCAAATAATACATTATTAGGATTTATTTCTCCATAAGCAGCATATTCATATAGTGCCATATCAGTTGCACCAATACCAGCACCTGCAGCAGTTGCAGTTATTTTACCAGCTTTGGCAATTTTTGCCCAAGGTATAAAAAATGTAACTGGGTCTGCAACAGCAACACCTACTCTGCCTGTTATAACAGCAGCATCATTTTGATATTGTCTAAAATCTACACCATACTTTTCACTCATATAGTCAAATATTTTTTCTGTTCTTTCAGTTTCTATTTCTTTAATATTTTCTTTAAATGATTTATTATTTGAAATAGTTAATAATCCAGCTTGAGCAGTTCTTAAAATATTTCCTAGTGTGTATCTTTCTAATCTACCACCAAGTTCTAGTTTTTGAGATGTTGTAGGTTCTACACCACTAGCAAGTTCTGTCGTAGGTTTAACTTTTAAGTTTGATTTATATTTATTAATAAAATATTTAGAATTATATACTGGCTCTATTTCAGAAACTACTTCTTTAGGCTCTAGTTCTTCTTCTAATTCTATTGTTTCTTCTAAAACTCTTTGCTCTAGTTGCTCTCTTTCATCTACTAATCGTTCTTTTTCTTGAAGGTCTATTTCTTCTTGACTAACAGGATTAGCTTGAGACCTGTACTTATTTATAAAATAGTCAGAGCTATACACCTTTTCATCTTCCTCTTTTTCTTTCTCTTCTTCCTCCTCTACAAGATTAACTCTATCTCTGTAGCGGTTTAAAAAATACTCAGAATTGTATTCTGTTTCAGGTGCCATTTAGTTTCCTATTTAGATTGAAGTTGTTTTAAATACTTATTAAATATATTGAGTACATAATCTTTAGTTGTCGTATTAAATTCTTCTTTCGTAGTACCTTCAGATTCTAAAAACTCTACAAAGTCTTTAGTACGTAATAACCCAGACATAGCAATAGCTTGTCTTGCAGTTGAAGTATCTCTTTGTAAAGTTTTTAAGCCTAAGTTTGTTCCTTTGATTTGGTTGCGTATGTTCATGTCGTCTATAACTTCTAAAGGATTTCTACCTGTGCCTGAACCTTTCAAAGCATTTGCAATAATCTCTGAATCTGTCAGTTCAGGAGTAGGCTCTAATAAACTTGTTGCTTGTGGCATTATTCCCTGTTTAGAGTTTAAATAAGTAATAAGCTTAATATATTCGTCAGTTGTAAAATCATCTTTCTGATTTATCATCTCGTTTAAACGAGCATCAATTTCTTCTGAAGACATTTTATCAGCTCCTAAGATTTCAAAATCTTTTACAAGTTCTGCTTGTGTGGGTATATTAGGAGAAAGTAAAGAATCTTTAGGTGCTGGTGTAGGAGCTGGTGTTGGGCTTGGAGTAGGAATTGGAGTCGCATTAGGCTCTAACTCAACTGGCTCGTCTGTATTCGTAGACACGTCTATTGGTTTTGTATCTACAACTGTAGACATAGTTTCTTGTATATTTTCTTCTAATGTTTTAGGTTCTAAGACTTGTGATCTTAGTTCATTTATTTCTGTAACAGATGAAGGATACTCAACTTTTAAATTAAAAAATATTTTTTCTTTTTCTTCCTGAGGTAAAGTTTGAAAATTTGGGTCGTTAAGAACTAACTCTTCAAATTGAACTTTATCAAAAGATTTAGAATCATCCTCAACATCTACAACTTTGTAAAGTCGTTTTGGTTTTGGACCAGTAAAAAATCCCGGCAAAAATCCCGGCTCAGTCAGTTCAATCTCAAACTCTTTAGTAGCAGTTACAAATGCATTAGCTGCAAACTGCTCTCTATCTGATTGAGTTATTGGTATGTTTGGATTATTTTGTATAAATTTAAGTTCTTCAGCTTGAGATAACATTCCAACTTTTTTTAAGAAAGTGTCTTTATCAGTTTTATTATTTTTAGAAGGGTCTAAGTTTTCTTTACCGTCAATAGTTTTTTCAAGAAGTTCTAACATTACTTGTACATCTATAGGAAACTCGTTGTCTCCGTTTGAAACAATTAAAGTATCAATATAACTAGGATTATTTATTTTGGTAGGAATGTTTGTAAGCTTACCTTCTTTATCTTGATATTTAAAAGTTATTTTTTGAATTGCTTCTAAAGTTTTGTCTGTTAATTTACCGACAGGTTTAACTTTTAAAACTTTATCACTTAAAATTTTAAAATCTTTTGGGTCTGTATAGTCTTCATTAACAATGTTTATTTCTGAGACTTTCATTTTTCTTTGCTCTATACCCTCTAAAGCATTTAAAAATGTTAAGTCTATAGCATTATACAATTCTTGAGGAGTATCTAAAGTGATAAAGTTGTTATCTGATACTTTAATTTTCTGTGCAATAGTTTTACCTGCAGTTGTATCAAAAAACTTACGACCTATCAGCTTTGCTAAGTTATCATCTGATATTGTTTTAACTCCTTTCTTCTGTACATCCTCCACTTGCTTAATAAACTCTTCTTGCTTAATATTAAAATAAGGTTTATATTGTTTTATTTGTTCTTCATACTGCATTATTTCATCTTTAGTATCTTCAACAGCTTGTGCACGTATAGCAGCATCATCAAAGTCTTGTCCAGTAAATAGTGTTCTTAATGTTGCTGCTCTATCATTAACAAATTTATTAACATGTCCTCCAGCTACAGTTCCGTAGGTATCGTATAAAGATTTAGCCTCTCCTATTCTGGCAAACTCTCCTTCATACATTTTCTTCAAAGGAGTAAAACTATTGTTCCATTCATCAGCTCGTTGCATAGCTTTATTGCGTATATTACGATTAGCTATGTTCATACCAATCATAGCAAGTCCAGCTAGTTGTCCAAGCTTCTGTCCACGTTTAGCTTTTTTCTTAGCTGAAGATAGTAAAGATTCTCCTAATGATTTAATTGCCATTATACTTCCTCTGTGTTCTTAGGTGCCAATAAACTTTCAGGCACTTTAATTTCTTTTAATTTCTTTTCAATATCAGTTGGTAACACGCCTGACCTTAGACCGCTAACCTTATCTTCTTCAACTTGAACAGAAGCTTTGCTTAATAATTTTTCCATAGCTGTGACTTCTTCTTGCCTATCTTCTTCGTCTTTTATATCAGGCTCTCTATCTATTTTGTATTCTAATCTTCCTGCTCGTTCAACCAATGCCATAATTAAATACATCGTTGGCTCAATGAGTAGTGTCATTAAATCAGGGTTCCATGAACCTTCTTCAAAACCCGCATATAGTATAATTTGAGCAGCTTCAGCAATCGTGTTGTCTGCATCTATAATGTCAACAAGAGCTGAGTAAGCATCTTCTTCAGTTAAACTTATGTACAAGGATTCAATAGCTGGTTGTATCTCTGTAAACTCTGGTGCCCTTTCAAAGGGTCTAGGAGAGTCAGGGTCGCTTGTAAGGCTTTGTCCGGGCACTGGTCGTTGCATTTGACCTAGTACTTCTAGACCTTCTTGTTCGTATTGTATTGGTTTCATAATTTTTTAAATATATTTGTACTGTTCCATAATCAATGCAGAATCTAATGGACTCATGTATTGTCCACCAGCAGCTTTAATTGAGAAGTCATAGTCCTGACTAATTTTACTTAAAGGCTGTTCAAGATAAGATACTGTAGGACCTTCTTCATAAGACGGTGTACTTGCAGCTGTTTGTGCATCTGCAGCTTTAACTATTTCATTTTTAGCTGTGTCTACGGTAAATACTTTCTTAGCTGCTTCTGTGCCCCCACTAATTAATTTCTTACCGTGCTGACTTAATAAATTCGCTTCAGGTAAACTAGAAGCATATTTTGCTTTCTCTGCAGCATTTAAAGCATCTCCATACTTTACAACCGGAGGTGCTACAGCTGTTGTTTCGATGGCTGAGGCTGCACTTTTTTCTAAATTTAATTTATCAATTCCCATACTTTCAAAATCTGCTAAGTCACTTACTGACGGAGCAGTTACTGGCAAAGCATCTGCAGGACCCATTATCCATTCTTTAGCTCCATCAAATGTATTTGTAATACCTTTCTTAAGCTTAACTCCTTGTTGCCCAACCCAGTCAAGCCCTCTAGAAATACCATCACTTACAAAAGTATAAGCTTTGTTAACTGCAGCAGCTCCATAGTTAATGCCTTGTGCAAGTTTACCCGCAGCTTTAATAAATAAATTACCGTCAGCAGCTAATTTACCTGCAAAAGTTCCAAAAGAACTAGAAGCAAGATAGCCCATGCCTTTCATTATACCGCCAACTGCCCACGGCATAATAAAGCTTAAAGCAATTTGACCAAGGATTCCAAACTTTGCAAAGGGTTTAGCAATTTTACCCATAACTTTACCAATACCTTTGGCAACTTTTTTAATTCCTTTGCTAACAGATTTAACAATGCTTTTTAAACCCTTTTTTAATTTACTAAATAATCCCATAATATTTCTTACCCGTTTTTAAATGCTTTAATTAAATTACCAACAGCACTAATAGATGAATTGAAATTCTCTGCAGTGCTTGTCTCGTTTGCTAACGCTGTAGCATAGAGTTGTGTTTCTCTATTTTCTTTTCCTTCAGCAGCTCTGAAATTAAAATCTGCTTGATCTCTTAACTCTTGCCATAAGAAAGCTTGTGCTTGTGATGACATGTTAAAAGCATTCTGTGAGTTCTGCATAGCCACTTGGTTAGCAGCAGCAGTGTTAATAGTATTAGCTTGTCTTCTCCAAGCAAGATTAGATTGCTCAATGGCTTGTGCGTTAGCTACATTAAACTTATCTCTATCAAAAGCAACTTGTTCGTTAAATTGATTAATTTGATTAGCCATTGCAGCGTTAGCTTTGTTAACATCTACTTCTGCCTGAAACTGTAACGCTTGTCTTGCATTAATTTGTTGAGTATTAAACTGAGCCATAGCGTTAGTTTGTTGTACGTTAAACTGTTCTACTTGTGTAGCTAAACTTGACATAAACTGTTGTGTTTGATTCTCACTAGCAGCATTAAATTGTCTTGCAGCATTCTGAGCAGACTGATTACTTAATAACGTTTGTTGAGCTTGTTGAGCTTTTAACACATTAGCTTGTTGCTGATTGTTAAGATTTGTTAAGTCTGTTTGTAAAAAAGCATTAGCATTATTTATTTGAGCTTTCTGATAAAAGTCTGCTTCAGCTAGATTAGCTTGAGACATAAGCACAGCATTTTGAATTGTTGCTTGTTGTCTGTTATTAGCTTCAGTTAAAGCTACAGTCTGTAAAAACTTACTGTTAGATAAAGCTGTTTGCTGGTCAGCACTAAACTGAGCCATGTCCATTTGAAAAACTTTACCAGCGTTATCAAGTGCTGTCTGTTGTCTAAACTGAGCATTTTGTATTTCAGCTTGAGCCTCAATAGATTTCTGTTGTCCTACACTTTGTTGTATCGCTTGTGCGTTAGACTGTGCTAGAGGAACAGCAGATTGTATAATAGCATTGAGCAAGGCATCTCTTCCTACAGTAGAGGCTGACATACCACGCTGTGCTAACATCGCTTCTACGGATGCTACAGCGGGTCTAGCCCATGTAGGAATCTCACCCTCTTCAATACCTTTTAGTAAGCTATCTAATTGATTTGAGACTAAAGCTTCTTCTGGAAGACCAGCAATGACTCCCCGTTGAGCTTCGGTTAAATCCATCAGTCTATCTTCTAGACTTTCAGGGTCGTTACCAAGTGTTGCTATGTCTTCTTCACTAACACCAGCATTTCTTAATTGTTTCTTAGCCCTTGTAACACGTGCTAAAGTTGTACCAGCTACTTGAGCAGCTTCAGCCATAGCTGTAGGGCTAATAGTTCCTACAACTCTTTCAGTTAATGCACCGGGAATAATTTCAACTGTAGCTGCTTCTATTGGAGCTACACGTTCTACTTTTGCAGCTTCTGCTAATGCTTCATCTCTTACTTCACCTTCAGCTACAGCAACTTCAGGAGCTTCTGTAATCTGTGCTGCTTCTATCTGTGCAGCAGTTAGTGGTTCAGGAGCAGCTACTGCCGGTGCAGCTTCTGCGGTTACAGCTTCTGAAGCTGTCGGCATTTCAGCAGTTTCAGCTACTAAAGCATCTCTAGCTGCTACTTCTTTAGCTACACCTAAGTCTCCTACTTCTACTGGCGTAGGTGCTGCTATTTGCGGAGGTGTAATTTCTCCAGCCGCTATTTGCTCTGCTGTAGTTTTAGCATCTTGCATTTCTTGAGCAGGAGATGGTGTAGGTGCAGGAGTCGGTGCAGGAGTACCGGGAATATAAAAACCGGGACCACCTCCATATGGACCACCGGCAGGTAAATTGTTAAGAGTACCTCTATCACCACGAACTTCAAAATCTTCAGCCATAGAATTTCTAAGTTTAGGATTTACTTCAAAATCTTCAGCAGTTGGTAAATTTCTGTTTGGAGCAGGTGTTGGTGCAGGTGTTACATTTCCAACCTGTTGATTTTTAAGATTAACTTCATCACCTTCAGCATACTGTGCACGAACTACACCACCTGTACGGTAGTCATAGCGTTCAGCTTTAGTTTTAGCCTTGTACTTTTTATTTCTTTTCTTTTTATGTATTGCCATTTTTCTTCCTACGTGTTAATTTCTTCATAAGCTTTGAAGGTACAGTAGTAATAGAGATAACTAAAGTCGAAGCAGGAAACTTCTTAGTTTTATTTTTTTTCTTCTTTACTACCATTTTACCTAACTTCGAACAGTTTGTCAAGCTTTTCACTGATTTTTTCTATCCTGTCCATAATTAAATTCATATCGTCTTTCAACTCTGACTTGGTTACGTATTCCTTTGCGAGTTCTTCACGTGTTCTATTGAGGAGAATACTAAGTCTTTTAATCTCTGCAGAGTTTTGTCTAATCTGATGAAAGATTGGAGCCAGTACAAGCGTTATAAAAACGTTCCAAATAATGTATGCGGAGACTTCCATGTGTTATGCTCCTAAGATTATGCTACTAAAGTCTTAGTCACCGATGTAGGTGTAACAAGTGAAGCTATTTGAGCATCAATGCTGTCTTTCTTAGCTTGTACCTCGTCTTCACCCATTGCAGCTTCTACCCAACCTTGTACCGTTGCAGCAGATACGTCTGCAAAGCTTGTAAAGCTTGAGATGTCTGCGGTGTCTAGGGATTGAGTTCCGTAGATAGAACCAATGATAGCGTTACCGTCTGCATCGTTGTTAGCATCGTCTGTGCCAGTGATTCTCCAATGCACGTTATAGATAACGTCTGCGTTGCTGTCTAGTGTTGGGTAAGTGTCTACAGTGTTTACGTCCCAGTTATATGATATTGCCATGTTATGCTCCTGTTACCCTTCTAAGGTTGTTATACGAGCCGTTAATGACTCTATTAATGTTTGTTGTTCTTGGATTGCTTTAAGCAATACAGGTATGGTTTCTGTGTATTGCATACCTAAGTTCCCATTATTGTCTTGGCTTACAACTTGACTGTAATCTTCTTGCCAATCTTGTGCTATAAAACCAATTTTTTTAGATTTATTTTCATCTGAGATTAAGTTGTATTCAACACATCTAAAGTCTTTAACTTTATCTAAAACACCTGTAAGTTCTACAATATTTTCTTTAAGGTTTTCATCAGAAATACCAGTCCAAGAGGTGCTTCCACTTGATATATAAACACCAGTACTAGATTGATTAATTATGTAAAAAACATTACTAGCATCAACTTCCTGTCTCCAAAAACTACCTGCTGAAGCTGTGGACATCCTCATAACCATTTTAGTATTAGCTGAGTTTTCTAAAGTAAGAGCTGCATTTGATATTGCAGAACCACCTATTGAAACTTTACCACTGGAGTCTATGCGGAGGCGTTCTGTATCGGCAGTTATAAATCTCATAGTGCTTTGATAGGTTTTAATCTGTTCTCTATCAGCATTGCCTGCAATACCCATATTAAGATTCATTTCTGCGTTATTAGCACCCCCAGTTAGATTAAGATTAACATCGTAACCAGTGCCACCTGACGAGCCTGTTGTAAAGTGAATATCACAAGGTGCTAAACCTGAATCTACATGAAATTCACCTGAAGGACTTGTAGTACCAATACCCACGTTGCCTTCCATTAAAAGAATGTTTGAGGTAGCACTTGTTCTAGGTATTAATACCAAATCACCATTGTTGCCTGAGTATGCACTTGTTGACATACCAATATAACCTGCTGTCTGAGAACTAGGTGTAGATGCAATATCTCCAAATCTTAAACCAATACCATTAGCATCTAAAACATCTAACTTTGTTGCAGGACTAGTACCAATACCCACATTCTCCGAGCTATCAATAGTTATTGCAGTTGCGTTTGAGTTGTCTACGATTCCCGGAGTACTCGAAAGTTCTACAGGTATTGTTGTGTTTGCCATGTTATGCGTTCTCCACTATGTTATTTCTTGCTTCTTGTCTTTTGGCTGAAACATCTGAAGGTATTTCAGTTCCTATTTCCGTTTTTCTAGTAATATACCAATCTGTGTCTGCAAGATATTTTCTTGCATCTTTGTTATTTCTAAAGGTAGTATTTACAGCTTCTAAATCGCTAATCTGTTGGTCTGTTGGATTAACAGTTCCATATTTAAGCATATTACTAGCTTGTTCTTCTGTATAAGTACCATCTTCGTGGTATTCATACGCTGTTACATTTCCATCTATTTCAATTAATTTATACATATTTTAGTTATCCATAATATAGCCGTTATAATATACCTGCCGAACATCGCTTGTGGTTGAGGCTGCAACTGTGCCGTGAGAAAATGTAAAAACTCTGTCTTCGCTGTTGTCTATTTTAAAAATAGACGAACCAGCCGAGTTCCAATACCAGCCCTCAACAAAACACCTTACACCTCCACCTTTGCCTTGATTTTGGGCAAGATATCCATAGTGGTCTCCTGAACTACTACCCGATTGAACCCAAACACTTAGCATTACCCTTGAACCAAGAGGAGCTTGTGCTTCCGTTAATGTCAAAGTATAAGTAGTTCCAACTGGGTAGGCGGAGGTGTTTGGAAAACTAACCAGAAGAATATTTTGTCCTGTAGCACCTGCATAAATGTTATCGGCTTCTGCTGTACCTGTTACGTCTATGCCTGTGGAGCTTATGCGAAGGCGTTCTGTGCCATCTGTTGTAGAGGAAGCACCTGTGGTAGTTTTCCAAATATGATTTGCGTATGTTCTGTAAGTTAAATCATTAGAAGCAGCATCACCAGTTATAGTTTGATAGCCATTTTGCCATTGCAGTGCTGCACCACCAGTTTGTAATAAAGTGTTGCCACTGGAATCTATGCGGACTTTTTCTCCACCATCAATATTAAAAGTAACAATACTGCTAGCAGCTTCGTTATTATCGTCTGCATAAAAGCGTATATTTCCATCAGTTGCTTGTATAAAAGCATCAGCGTTATTGTCGCTATCTGTCATTTGAATAGATGGAGTTGCTGCTGTAACAGTAAGCCCAGTCATTGTGGTTGCACCAGTCACCCCCAGAGTTCCTGCTATGGCTATATTGGTATCTAACTTAGCACTTGTTACAGTTCCGTTAGCCGGTTCGTTAATCGTTGTCTGCGTATGTGTAATAGCTTCTACAGCTACACCAGTTGCAGGGGCTGTAGAGAATGTTAATGTAGTTCCAGAAATGCTATAGTTAGCTTTGTTCTGATAAACTCCATCAAAGTATACTTGGACATTGTTCGCACTTACAGGAGCTACAGATAGCGTTAAGGTTGTATCACTGTTATCACCTGTCATAGTGTCAACAATCATATTGGCACCACTAACGTTACTTCGTGCGTGATAGACTGTAACAACTCTAGTATTAGCCGGAGCTGTAGAGAACGTTAAAGTTGTACCTGAAACACTATAACTATCGTGTGCTTGGAACGCACCATCAATAAACACCCAAAGATTGTTTTCACTTGTTGGTGCTGAAGTCAATGTAAAGTTTACAGTTGAACCATCACCTGCAAAGATTTGTGGCTCAATCGCTGAACCAGCTCCACCACCTGCAATCGCACCCCATGCTCCGTCTGCATAGCCTTCAAATTGTGCATCAGTGGTGTTGTATCTAAACATACCATTAGCAGGACTACCATCTCTTTGAGCTGTTGTACCACTTGGAACCTTGATAGAACCTGTACCACTTAAGGTCATGTTTGCAAAGGTTGGGCTACTTGTTGTTGCTACAGTTTGTGGTATAGAAACTTCAGTGCCTGATACAGTAATACCTGTACCAGCTGTTAAGGTTGTAATGTTGGCTGTACCATCAAAACTAACTCCGTTAATCGTTCTTGCTGTGGCTAAAGCTGTTGCTGTACCTGCTAGTCCTGAAGTGTCTTGGTTACCAGCAGTGTTAACTCCCGGTAAATCAATATTAGCTGAACCATCAAAGCTTACACCACCAATGGTTCTTGCTGTTTCTAAAGCTGTAGCTGTTGCAGCGTTACCAGTTGTATCTTGGTTACCTGCAGTGTTTACACCCGCTAAGTTAATGTTTGCAGAACCATCGAAGCTTACGCCACCTATAGTTCTTGCAGTTTCTAATGTTGTAGCTGTTGAAGCATTACCTGTGAGGGCTGCTGTAACAGTTCCAAACGATACGTTGTCTGTTGTGCCTACTGCTTGTCCAATGGCTAACGTTACTCCGTTGCCTGAAGCTGTAGAGGTAACACCTGTACCACCAAGCACTGATAAAGTTTCTGAATCTAAATCAATGGCTATGGTTGTTGTACCATCGGTGAGGTCTAAATCTTGTGCAGTGACTTGAGCATCGACATAAGTCTTAATAGCTTTAGCCGATGCTAAAGTTGTGTCAGTCGCTGCAACGCTTGACAAGTCTGTATCAAGAACCCCTGCTTTAAGGTTATCTACTTCAATGTTTGAGACAGTGTTGTTGTCAACATCAATGGTCTTATTGGTTAAAATTTGTGAGCCTGTCAGTGTAGCAACTGTAGAGTCTATATTGACTGTTAAAGTGTTACCTGAACCAACAGTATCAATACCTGTTCCACCAGCCACTGTGAGGCTCTCTGAGTCGAGGTCAATTGAAAGGGCACCTCCGCTATCTCCTAAGAAATCTAAGTCCTGTGCGGTCACCTGAGAGTCTACATAAGCCTTGACAGATTGTTGTGTCGGAATTAATGTAGCACTATCGGATGCCATGTTGTCTTCATCGACAAACGCTGTAACGGTTATAGCACCATCTGACAAACTGCCGTAAGTCAAGGTATTAATTGTTGTAGCATTAATCGTACCACCTTCAACTTTATCACCAGATATTTGATTATCTGCTAAAGTTAGAGTACCGGCTGAAACGTCTAACGTTTTACCAGCTCCTACTGTGATGTCTGAAGTTGCAATGGTAGCACCATCAATGGTACCTGCGTTGATGTCTGCTGTGTCAGCTACTAAGCTGTCGATGTTGGCTGTACCGTCTATGTAGAGGTTACGCCATTCTTGTGAAGAGCTTCCTAAGTCATAGGTATCGTCTGTGTTCGGTATAATAGAACTGTTAATGTCAGCACCAAAGACCACGTTATCAGTCGCTGCATCACCCATAGTGATTGTGCCACCGTTAAAGGTTGTAGTACCTGTGACAGTCAGGTTACCACCCACAGCTACATTACCTGTAGTAGTGATTGAATCTATGTAAGCGTTTTTAAAGTATAAAGAACTTGTTCCCAAATCAATATCACTGTCAGTAACAGGTACGATAGCACCATCGGCTATGTATAACTGTTGTACAGGAGCGTTAGATACTTGCACATAGAACTCTACAAAGTTATTAACTGTGTCTATTAATACTTTATTATTGGGAGCAGTTTCTCCTGCGTCTCCAATTAACCCTATAACAGGTCCTTCGGCTGTTGTGCCATCGTGTTTGTGCCCTGTCGAGTTGTGAAAAGCGTTTACAAGTTGGTTAAATTCGTTATTAAATAAAGCAGCGGTGATTGTATCCCCGTCTGCAAACGAACTCTGTCTAGTGTAACTTGCCATTATTTATTCTCCAATGTGTTAGGAATTGTTTGTGATGTATGTATTTCCAGTTGTGATTGCATCTGTATAGCTAGACTTATCTGACGAGTCACCTGCTACATCTGGGTCTGTGTAAGCCAAGATAAGTTCAAGGTGGTCAACGTTACGCTGAGCCATCTCGTTGATTTCTGCTTGGGTCATATTGCCTACATCGTGTGTGCCATCACTAACAGCGTTGATAAGGGTGACGCTATCGGTTGCTGCGGTTAAGACTTCTGTTACTGTTGCCATTTTTATGCTCCTATTTGTGATTTAAGTGTTTCAACTTCTGCTGAAAGTTCTTGTATAGCTTTTACCATCATGGGTATTAAAGCACCATCTGCTAAATTTTGTATACCATCAGGAGATTCTCTCCAAATAGAATGACCTTCTTTTATTTCAGGGTGTGCATCTATTGCTGCTTTTACTTCCTGTGCTATAAACCCATGATTGGTTTGTTTAACTTGACCTTGTACTGGCTCATCTGAATCAGCATCATAATAGTTTACAAACTCATCAGATATATCTTTTTTAGATTTCCAATTATAAGTGATAGGTCTTAAATCATTAATAAAAGAAAGTCCTGCTGTTGAGTCTACAATGTTTTCCTTTAGTCTTTTATCAGAATGAGCAGACCAAGCAGTTGTACTTCCATTAAATACAATATGAACACCATTTCCGCTAACACCTAATGACCCTGTTGACCCTCCCTGCCCTAAAGCATAACGACCTATAACTAGTTCATCAGAAACAGTTCCAGATGAAAGTCTTGCATAAGCACCTATAACAGTATTATCACTGCCTGATGTTAGATTATTTTGATAGTTTGCTGCCCTTTGACCAATAAGAACATTATCATAACCAGTACTAACACTACCACCAGCTTCGTAACCTACTGCTGTATTTTGTTGCCCAGTGCATAATCTAAGAGCATTATAACCAATCCCAGTATTAGCATTAACAGTAGTGGCAGTTGACAAAGCAATCGCACCAACTGCAACATTATAAATTCCTGTGGTGTTTGCTTTAAGGGCATCTGCACCTATTGCAGTATTATCACTGCCTGTATTAGCAGCTAAAGCACCATTATTAGCACCAATAGCAACATTACGAACCCCCGATATGTTTGCACCCAATGAACTGTACCCTATAGCTATATTATTTACACCTGTGGTGTTGGCGTCTAGTGCATAAGGACCAATAGCAACATTTTCAGAACCTGTGGTGTTTACTAATAAAGCATTTGTACCAACTGCTGTGTTGTTAGATGCGGTTGTGTTTGCTCCTAAAGCTGATGTTCCTACTGCTGTATTGTTTGCTCCTGTGGTGTTGGCATCTAAAGCAGCCCCACCCACGGCTGTATTTTGACTTGCTGTGGTATTTGCCGCTAAAGCATTCTGTCCTATTCCAACATTGAAAGTACCTGTGGTGTTTGCGGTTAAAGATAAATAACCAACTGCGGTGTTGTTAGAAGCTGTGGTGTTGCTTGCTAAAGAACCAAAACCCACTGCTGAGTTATTAGCACCTGTAGTATTACCCAGTAATGAGCTTTTTCCAAAGGCACTATTATAACTTGCAGTAGTATTGGCGGTTAAAGAATTCATCCCTACGGCAGTATTGTTTCCACCAGTAGTAATCGCATCACCTGCAAGACCACCGATGAGTGTGTTTTGTACGCCTGTGGTTACTGCTTTACCTGCTTCATAACCCACTGCTGTGTTATAGGTATTTGTGGCTGAAGTAAAGTTTTGATTATATAGGGCGTTTTGTCCAATGGCTACGGATGCACTACCTTGTGTATCTGCTGTTAAAGCACCTCCTCCGACACCTACGTTGAAGCTTCCTACAGTAAGGGCATCACCTGCTATGCTTCCATATATTGTGTTCCAACCCCCTGTGGTTAGTGCTGTTCCTGAACTAAACCCAACCACTGTATTATAATGACCGCTTGTTAAAGCTGCAAAAACATCTACACCTAAACCAACATTATAGTTAGCTGCATCAATCGTGCCTGTGGTTGTGTCTCCAATCATTATGGAGCCAGTGCCGAATGCTTTATAAGCTGGTATGTCTACATCTAAAACCGAGCTTGTTACTTTTGTTATTGCCATTTGTTGTTATCTCCTTCCTGAAGGTATAAAGTCTACATAGAGACCATTAATTGTATATGGAGGTTTTGTGTCCTCACTTATAAATGTAAAATTGTTACTGTGTCCACTACCATAAAGAGGTATTCTTGTTAAAGGACTTTCAGCTCCACCAAATATATTAGTTCCAAATATCGCTTCACCAAATAACGATGGAGGATTAATCACACCTAAATCAAATAAATCTGGTGGCTGTGGTATATCTGTACTACCAAAGTCAAACCTAACTTGGACATCTGGTTCTACAACACCTTCAGCACTTGAAGAGACTTTGAGGTAGTGTAAAGTTTTTAAAGTTCCTAAATCACCATAGTCATAATCGGGTGTTGCATATCTTGCTAGAATGGAAGTGCCATCAAAAGTATTACCTGAATCGTGTATATACACATAACCTGTAGTAGACCCGTGATAATGCTCCTCAACTCCAACCTCATTAAACCCTGTTCCTATTTCTGTTACTTCTATTCCTCTTGTCTCTGACCATTCAAAACCGTTAGGTCTTAGTGTTCCTATGATACCACGTTGTTGACTTTCTTGTAGCGTAGTATCAGTATAAAATAATCTATATTGTGACTTGTCTCTGTGTACCATGCTACTGATTGTGTAGCTGTTTATACCATTTGCAAGGTCTGTAAGCAAAGGCTGTATCTGTTTAGATATTGTTCCTAACTCAACGTCTCCAATTCTTGCAGTACCAGCAACTGTTCTCAGTCCGTCTGGTGCTAAGAAGATAAGGTCACCACCTATCTCTTGAATACTATAGCCACTTAAACAGCCTACGTTTTCTGCAACCGGTATAGTTGCTATGGTAGTATTATCGTTAATGTTTATAAGTTTGTGTATACTGTTTTCACAAAAGATAAACAAATCTTCACGGAAACCTCTAATACCTACAACTCTATCTGAAATGGTTACTGTACCTGACCCAGTGCCTCCAAAGTCACTAGGAACATTATTACGACTATAGTAAACGGTGTTCTCGTTGTCTTCAACACCAGCTGCTACTAAATGATGGTCGTGGCTTGTAATGTGTGTTACGCCTTTTGTATGTTCAACATCTATCTCTCCTGTAAAAAATGTTCTAGTGCTTAAAGCTCCTGTACCTTCCATTCTAAAACTAAAAGGTTTGTTGGCTCCATCGGCTATAATTATTTCACCGTAGTCGTGTCCAGCACCTTCAAACATTGCAAATTGTATTTGTCCTTGTCCAGTTCTGGTTGTAACGCTTTTACCTGTAAAGGTTGCGTAATTATCACCACTACCTGCAGATAGTTTATTAATTTCTATCCACGTAATCCCATCTTGACTAAAATAAATGTTAGTACTTGCACAGGCTATAACGCCATCAGCATAAGGTGTAACACCTAAAATAGTATCGGCACTTCCAGTTGGCTGTGTTGCATTAGCACCACCAAGCTTTTCAAAACCATTAATACGCCTATACCCACCTTCAATAGAGACTTCAAAGTTTTTAAGTTCTCGAGCTACTCCGGGTGTTTTAAGTAAGTCTACTGAGTTAGCAGACTTAACTAGACCACCGGCACAAGCTACAGTATATGGTTGTGAACGTGGCATAAATTAAAAGTATCGTCTATCGTCTGTCATTGAGCGAGGAGTTGGGTTTACCAAGTTAGACTTCATCATCCTCATCGCTTTCTTATAATCCTCCAAAGCAAAAGCTGCTTGTTGTGGACTTTCTTTAAACTGCCAAATGTAATAACGTGTTCTAGCAGTTATAACATTTGTGTATTGTTCTGGGAAGACTACTGTGTCTCCGTGTGCTACAAGCTTCGTAGGCTTTTCAAAAGCATAAAAGTGTATGTTGTAGACTTTATCAGGAATAGGACTTAGTCCAAATTTCCTAGCGTCTGGTGATTTAATAACAAACTGAGGCTCACCATAAGCCTGTGTAGATGCATCGTCTGCATTCTCACTGTCTCTGTAATATCTTTTCCAATCGGCTAAGTTTAAAAACTTTAAGCCTTTAGAGACATAAGGTGTTGTTTCACCTGCTACATTAATAGTTGTCAAATAAAAATCGTCCCAGTCTATCGAAGCGTAATCATCTGCTAAACTAGAGCTACTAGCTTTTAACTCGTACCATCTGGTACCAGTTACAGAAGCTACGGTCACGTTTCCATAGAAGGGGTCAGTATCTCCAGACTCTGCAACAGCCAGAAAGGGCAACTGTGGTTCTTCATTTGCTATATCAAATATAGACTTGTTGATGGCATCCTTGACAAACTGTTGAAGTCCTACAGCGTTTGCAAAGTTTGCAGAAGTTAATGGTATTTCATTAAGTTCTCTAAGTACTTCGTTTGTTAAATCTAAGTATGTTGTTGCCATGTATAATCCTAAAAAAAAGAGGAGGAGTCCGAAGACTCCCCCAAGTTTGACTAATTAGTCAATGATGTAGAATCCACCTACGATAGCTTCAGGTCTTAAAACCTTAGAACCATGTACGTGTAATCCACGAACGATATCACCAAATGATGATGGGTCTCTAATCACTTCAGTAGAAGTAATAGTTTGTGCAGTAGCACAAGCTGACATGTGACCAGCCAAACATTTACCAGTAGCATTAGATACTGCTGGGATGTTGTTAGACTTGTACATGCTAAAGCCTCTTAGTTTACCACTTGATACTAGACCGTTTCTAATTGAACCTTGTCCACCGTTATAGTCGACAGATAGCAATTTAGAACCTGACTGAGATAGTTGCTCGTAGAAGTCAGGACCTGCAACAAACCAACGACCTTCTTCAGGTACGTTTTGTTCGTCAAGTAGTCTTGCCATTCTAGCCATAACATCTAGTGGGTCAGTTTCAGAAGTAACACCCAAGTCAATTGCACCAGCACCATCGTATGTGTTCGCAGCTAATGGAGTAGCTGAGTCAGCACCTAAAGTGTGATCTGGTCCAGATGTTGGTACTCCAGCAAACATAGTAGTTAACACTGCTGAATCAAATGCATCTTTCAACGCATATGCAGCAGAACTAGAAGCTACTTCTTTAAAGTTAACATGCGACATTTTACTCTCAATATCATCTACGATGAATTTAAAAGCTTTCGCAGTGTCAACAATAAGAGTATCCTCTTGGTCTGTTAGTACTGTTGCTGTGGTATCTTGTCCTCTCAAGTAATCAGTTACTGAGATAACAGGTTCTTTAATAATTTTAACAGAGTCTCCGTATCCTGAAATTTCTCCAGAATAGTCAGTGTTAGTGATTGCTTCTACAACCGATGCTTTCCTGAAAAAGTTAAGAACTTTCTTAGAATAAATCGAAGGTAGGAAGAAACCGTTAGTCTGACCGGAAACACTTCTGTCAAAATTTGATAATCCGGGTGATGACCCTTCTTCAAAATATTGTGCCATTGTATTTTCCTTTTAGTTTAATGGTTAATAATTATTTTGCAATTCTGCCTTCTTGCATGGCTTGACTTATCTCGGCTTCATACCGGTCAAACTCAGCCATAGACATCCTTGCAATTTCCCTTTCAGTCCAAATTTTATCTTGCTTCGGTTCAACAGCAGTCGTTTTAGTTGAAACCATGTCAGCAGCGGATTGCTTAGACTGTTTAGAATTTGACTTCTTCGTTACAGAATCCACACCAAAATCTTTTTTAAATAAATCTAAAGCTCTCGAAGCTAGGTCAGCATCGTCAGCGTTGTTGTAAATCCAGTCTTGGATTGAACTCGGCTGTTCTTTTGCCCACCCGTGAAAGTCATCGCTGTTCTTGATATCCTCAAAGTCAGGATGCTTTTCCATCAGTCGCTTTTCAGCATTTTGACGAACTAACTCGGTCTCACGCTCTTGTAAAGATTCTAGCCTTTGTTCCAAAATTTTAGATTTCTCTTCGCTTTGCATGTGGGCTACAGTCTCTACTACTTCGTAAACATCAGGGTACTCTTGTCTAAACTTTTCTAAGTCTTCTGGAGATTTAGGAGCTTTATAAGTCGGTCTATTTTTAATAGCCTCCTCAAGTAGCTGTTGTTCTCTAGACTTAAACTCATTTAGTTTTGAGTCATAATGCTTTTTCAAGTCATCGTAGCGTTTCTTGTAGTCTGGTCGCTTGTAAGGTTCATCCTTACTTGCTTCCTGTTCTACAGGTTCTTCTACGTTTTTTGAAGGTTTTGATTGGGGCTTATCAAAATAAACACCATTCGAATCTTCAAAGTCTTTCTCATCGTCAGTATGCCAAGATTTATTCATATTATAAGGATTGGCAGTTTCCTCTTGTACTTCAGTAGTCATATTCTTCTCCTACGGGGGCTTCGTTCACAAGGTAGCTCTATGTCGACTAGAGGGCTTGTTTGTAAAGGTAGCCTTTCGGTTAATAAAAGATAAGGTGCCTATGACTGTAGGGTAGCCTTATCGGTTAAGTTTGTTTAGCTTCTAACGTAGTTCCTGTTAGAGAGCATTCCTTTTTTAATCTCATCGCCAACCAAATCTTGTTCCTCTTGCTGTGAAGCTTGAGCACCAACAGTAGTCTTAGTGACATTAATATTTTGTTGTGATGGTTTAACATCCCCACCAACAACAACAGTTTCCTCTTCTTCAGGCTGTCCACCTTCAGCTAAACCTTGTCTTTCTTCTGCTTTCATTTCTGCTTCTTTCATCATTGCCATTAAGTTGTCGGCTCCGATTTCTTCCACAGCTTTTGCAGTAAAGACAAATTCTCCATCAGATAACCTTGCGGGTATACTGTCAGAGACTCCTGAACCCGGACCTTCAACAGGACCAGACCCAGCAAATTCTTGAGCAACGTCTATGACTTTATCAAAAAGCATAGCAAGTTCCTCATCTTGTTCAAGTCTTGACATAAGCATATCTTCTTCTTCTTCTGATAATGCTTCGTCAAGTATAAAATCTAAATAGTCGGTTTCCATTTCTTCGTCTGGAGCCATGTTCTCTTCAGGTGCTTCGTCCATCATCTCATCTTCTTCGTGTGTCGCACCCGGCATCACTGTACCGTCTGGCATAGTGTGTGTTGGCATGTCTTCTTCCATAACCATATCGTCTGCTAGTAATGAACCGCCTTCAGCTCTAATAATTCTATTATCATCTTTAGGTATTGCAGGAGTTTCGCCTCGTAGTTTATTAAGTTCAAACTCTAATCCGTCAGGACCCATGCCCTCTTCAACTACTGCTTTATCAAAAGCTTGTTTAAATTCAGGAGAGTCTTTATCTGAAGTAAGTAAAGTGTTTGCAGTTTTATCACCTAAAACCTTTTTTAAATGCTTTCTTGTTTCCATTTGTTCTACTTCTTCTTCTGAAGGACCTGCAGCGTAACCCATTCTTACTTGATCATCATTTAATAAACCTTTCATATTTCCTCTTTTCTAGTTATTGCTTCTTTAACCTGTAGGTCCAGTTGCTCTAGGCGTACCAGAGAATTCACTCTCCCCTGCAGCCGGAACATTTCCGATTCCGATGTTGCCACCGCCAGTGCCTGTAGGTCCAAGGTCTTGAGGTTGAGCAGGTGTTCCTGCAAGGCTTCCCATATTACCGGGTTGCCCGTTAGGGCTTTGAGCTTCAGGGCTAGTTGTTTGTCCAGCATTTTGCATTCCTATTATTTGTGCCATTATAGCTGCTTCTTCAGGGTCGTTCAGAATTTCATCTGGGTCTAAGTCTAAGCTATAGGCTAGTTCACTTACAAGTTTAGAAATCTTAACAAACGGAGCAATAGTTGGGTTTTGTGCAGTTTGTAAGAACATAGTCAATCTTTGACTTCGTACTTCTTTTTGCATCAAGCTATTAGTTCCTGTAGCTTTAACTTCTAAATCACCTTTGACATCTAACCCACCTTCAAAGAACTGCATGTTCCATTGAAAGAATGCTTCCCCTAGAGGTCTCAATAAAAAGTCATCAAGGTTTTTGACAACTGTTTTAACATTTAAACTTGATGCACCTAGTAACATAGACATGCCTGATGCAGTCCTTGTCATACTCTGTACGCCTGTTTGTCCGTGAGAATAACTAGGTATTCCTGTTTGTTCGTCTGCAAGTTGTCTAAACTTGTCAAACATCATCATATTTTCTGGTGCTGTGTTAGGGAACTTCAAGCCATGTATAGCTTGTCCCGGCATTCCAGCTTGTCTTCTAAAGATTTTACCCGGATATATTTCCATTGATTGTCCACCTACTAAGGCAGACTCATCTACATCAAAGACTAATGATCCAGCCATTGCTAGGTTATCTACAGCCATACGTGCATGACCATTCATAATCTGTTGAGAATCATCCATGTTCTCAGCTACACCAATTCCAAAGAAGTTGTAAGGGTTTCTTTCGTATGGGAAAGCGTGGTAAGGTAATCTATAAGGTGTAAATGGATTAACAACTGCTCTTAGCAATTGATTACCACACACCCACGCATTGATTTGAACTTCATCTAAATCATCAATTGATTCATCAAGTTCAATACCTACTTCACGTGCATACTCTGCATCCATAATTCCCCAGTACTCAAGCACTTCAAAGTTTGATTCGTACTCGTCAGCTCTAGCATCATCTCTAAGTTGAGATTCAAAATCTTTTTCTTCGTAGTTTGGTCCTTCTTGTAAAGTTGCTCTAATAGCATCTTCATCAAAGTAAGGCATGTTACGAAGTTGTCTAAGTTGTGACTTGTTCATCTTGTGACGATGGACAACATACTCACATTCTTCAATACTAGTAGCTGAAGGGTCGGGATAAAAATCCCAACAACTTACAAACTCAATTCTTGGTACTCTAACTTCTAAAGGATTATAACTTCTTTCACCATCTTCATTGGTGTCCCATTTGTGAAGTTTCTTATTAAAGTTAAATGGTCCTTTTACAATCCCTGTGCCGAGCAGAGCAGATTCTAAAAGAGCATTTCTAATTTCTGATGAACCTTTAGATTCATCTATCTGGTCATGGATTAATTTTTCCATTCGTCTCGCAGCTTTCTGAGCTGGAGAAATTTCTAAAGCTGTAGGGATAGGACTAAAACCTTCAACCAGTTGGTCTTCTACTTTGTTTTCTAAACTATCTTCAAAGATACCTTTTTGAAAAGTAGCTCCCGGTTTAAGAACTTTTCCATCACCTTCATAACCAACATCGTAGGGATTATCTATTCTGTTACCAATATCATCTGGTAACTCTCCACCACCCATAGTACTTTCTAGTCCGGGTGCACCTACTTGTGTATCAAGGTAAGCATTAGCTACTTCACCTTCGGGTATTTTAGTTTCGGTAATACCTATTGGAAATTTACCTGTGCCAAAAATAACATCAACTAACTGTCCAAAGGCTGCTAGTACTTTTGTTTTTGTAATCTTTACAAAGATACGAGACTTCTCTGAATCTCTAAACTTAACTGAGTTGTTATACAACCCTCTATAATTTGAGTAAGCTTTTAACCAACGTGTTTCGTCTGTTTGTCTAGCGTCTTCTGCTTGATGGAATCTATTTTTAACAACACCAGCAAGATTTTGTTTTTGACCAAGCTCTAGTGCTAAAGTTTTACCGGCTTCTCCTTCGGTTTCTTCGTATAGATTATCTGCTGTTAAGAATGTATTGTCTTCTGCCATAAACTCTAATATCCAAATGTGGAATCAGAAGGCGAATACATTTCTCTTTTTAAACCTCTAATACGTTCGAATGGGTTTTCCATTCTAGGTCTGCTCATTATCAAATACCTCAAGGCATCGTAAGCATGGTCAGAGGCGTGAGTATCCACATCTTCTGGGTTTGTTTTAGAGAGTGGTATACTTTGTAGCTCCCTTATCAAGTTTGGGCAAGTATTAAATATTTGCAACTTAGGTCTACCATTCTCTTTAACCTTTAGGAACTCGTGTATTTGAATCTTACCTTGTATTCTATTCTTATCAGCACGTCTTAACTTGTGACCTGCTTTCTGTAAGGCTTCTCCTACAGTTGGACCGGTTGTACCCGTTCTTGCCCAAGCTGCAGTATCTAATACACCAGAGACCGACATCGGGTCTTCTAGCTCCATACTTGTTATTATAGCACCTAATTCTTCTCCTGTCAAGCCTTTTCTGTATAATTCTCTATAAATTATCAAAGTTCCGTCATTTGCGTCCACAATTCCCCATAAACAACAGGATTCTGCAGCATATCCATAGTCAACTGCTTTAGTTCTTTCCCAATGTACAGGGAGTTCAAAAGGAGTAATGATGTGATCTTTGGGGTCAAACTCTACAAAAGCTGCTCCTTCTGCTACTTCCCAGTTACCTTCAAGCAGTTGTCTGCGTTGAATCGGTGGTAAAGATTTAAGCATCTGCTCATAGACACCATCGTTTGCTAGGTAAGGATTATCTGCTAACTTAGCTGGAATAAACTTACGTGTTAACCCATCCATCCCTAAGAAACTCTCGTTAGAGTTATTAGGAAGGATGTATCTTTTCTTTACCCAATGTGCACCTACGCCACCGGGATTAGCCGTACAGCGAAGGTATGTTTGTATTTCAGGGTCTGTTGTTCTTAGACGTGAAGCAAGATAGTTCCAAGCAAACTCTGTGGGTAAGTGAGTAATCTCATCAAACCCTATCCAACTATAAGCTTGTCCTTGATATCTGTAGACGTCTGCATCTCTTTCAAGGAAACCAAACTCAACCTTTGCACCGCTTGGAAAGTTCCAAAGTTTTTCAACTTCTCTGAACTTAGCCCCGGGAAAAGCTTGTGGGTATAACTCTCTAGACTTATCAATCATCTCTCTGAGTTCTGGCATAGACCGTCTAAGGATTAAAGCTCTATGTGCTTTCTTGTGACAGTTACGAAGTGGGTCTACGATCATAGCAAAGGACTTACCACCCCCAGCAGCTCCACCGTACAGTACATCTTTTTCACCGGCTGCTAGGAAGTCTGTCTGTGGACCTTCGTTGGCGTGGAATAAAACTGGATGGTTATCTAGATTATCTCTAATAGCTTTAGGTAAATGATCTAGTTCTGATTCTGTGACAGGACCTTCTACAGTCTTGTCAAGTTTTTGAATGGTTTCTTTTTGTTTCTTAAACGATTGTCTAGCGTTGTTTAACTTGGCTTCAAGCTTTTGAATGTTACGCTGTTTACGACCTACTGTAGCACGAGCAGCCTTGATAGCTTTCTCGGTTGTGGTTTGTGGTCTACCTGCTTTCTTTTTTGGAGTTCCGTCTTTCTTTAAGACAAAGTTTCCATCATCATCTTGCAAGTAAAGATGTGGATTCAACTCCCAATCTTTCGTTTCGTTTTCCATACTTTTTATCTATGTGTTTCTTTAAGCCCGGTGTAGACAGCTTCCTATCTGTCTTATATTCTAACCAATCACATCCAGCTTGTAAAGATACTTCTTCATTAACAATCATATCTTCTACAGCTTCGAGAGCTTCTAACTGCTCTGGGATAGGTCTTAAGTATCCACTGATCTCATCTAACTCATATCCAAAAGGAATGGTTGAGGTTGTTCTTTTAATGTAACCTTCAGGCAAGATCATTTTTTCTTGCGTGTAGTCCTTGTTTTCTTAACAGTTTTTAAAGACTTTTTAAAAAGCTTTGAGTAAGCTTTCTTAATTTTGTCTAACCATTTAGTTAATGTTTTCATTTGTTCTCCTTTTTGCCAAAGATTCTTTCCCAGTTATCTCTGTAATCATCTGTGTAAAAGCCGGGTCTGGGGTTGGCTCCTTTACCTCCGTCACTTTTCTTGTAGACGTGGTTTCTGAATACCATAGGCTTTTGTTCGCTACCTACAGCTTGACTTGTTTTCTTTACCATTTGACTTTATCTGCCCAGTAAGCTGCGGACAATACTCCTTTAGAAATGTTCTTAGCGTGTCTAGCTTTAAAGCTTTTACGTCTGGCTTTCTCGCTTCTTGAGCTAGGATTCTTACCAGCACCGCTAACACCTTGTTGACCAAACCTAATGAGTTTAACTTTGCTTCCTGACTTAGCCACAACAACGTGAGACTTAGTAGGATGATTAGGAGTACGCTTGGGTTTGTTGTAACCACTAACTCCTGCTCGTTTTAATCTAGGGTCAGCTTTACCACCTTTAGCGTATTTATCTCTATAGTCTGCTGTCTTCTCTGCAATCTTCTTAGGTTGTTTAGAAAACTGTTTACCGTCAGCAGTGTCTGCTCTTTTCTTAGCGGTAGTTGCTGCGTATTCGGAATCACTTAAAGCATTTCGTGCATCTTCAGGTAAGTATCTTTCTCCAGTTTCACTAGACTTTTTACCTGATTTGGTTCCCCAGTTTTCTTTTCCCCAGCTCAGTAATGATGTCTGAGATTTTTTAAGTGCCATTATTTGTATCCTCCACCTGCAGCTTTGTATTCTTTAGCTAACATCTGTGCTTTACGTGCAGACCACTGACCAGCTTTACCGCCTTTAGTTCCTTCTTTAATTTTATTGAATAGTCTCTTACGCATGGTAGGCTTTGTATAGTTACCTGCTTCGTTTACTGTTGATTTTGTTTTTGGCATTAATGTAATATTCTATCTTTTGTTTCTATAACGTTTACGTGTTCAGTATCAGCATCATCAATATAAATACTATCGAGTTCACCAACAATAACCAAGTAGTTCTGTTCTGCAACTTGTTCTGCTTTTTCAATCGTCCTAGCAATGATGTTAGGACCTGCAAATGTTTTTCCATAGGCTTCTATCTCAGTCAGAAATATCTTCATATTCAGCGTCTGAAACCTCTGTAATGTTAATCGCCTTTTTCTCAGGGAGAATAAATATGCCATTACCAGCATTATGATTAACTTCTAACCTGTCAGTCTTACTAACCCCCACACGATCTAGTATAGTCTGTGCAGCTTGTAGCTTATAGTTGGCTTGAGGTACAGGCTTATCTGATCTCATTACCTCTATAATCTTAAAGGCTGCTAAAGGGGCTTCCCTTGCAAGAACATTAGAGGCTAAATCGACTACTTCTTGTTTTAAACTCTTTAGTACTTGATAGTGATTGCCGGAGTATCCTGCAAGTTCGGCTGACTTTTTAAAGTCTCCTCCTGTTTCCACGAGGTGACCTAAAAATGCTTCCTGCTTTTCAGTAAGATCACGGTCTTTCTTTTCAGTCAGGTAATTGTTCATGTCTTTATTATAGTAGTGAATTAGATATTTGTCAACCCTTTATGAAGTTTTTTACTTTATTTTACAAAAGACTTGACAAAATTGAAAATAATGTGTACAATAGAATTGTAAGGTTCTCCCCGGTTATATATATAACATAGCCCCTATCTAGTCTTACAACTCCCCACCAAAGTTTATTCAAAATCATATATTAATCCCCTATAAAACTTTGTAAAGTTAGGCAGCTGGTTAATATCCAAACTAGCTAGAAATGTATAACATTTATATATATAGGGGGGTGGGGCTAGGGGGCTCCTGCCTACCCCTTACTTTGTAAATGAGAATCATTCTCATAATGATAATCATTCGCAACTAGCTGATTTCACAAACTTTACAAAGTGAATGATAGTCATTCTAATTTAGAAACTTCACAAACTTTGCAAAGTGTAGATGAGAATCATTCTCGTTTAGAAACTTTATAAAGTTTTCCAAGTTTTCCAAGTGAGAATCATTCGCATCTAGTTTATACAGCCTTGAAAAGTAAATGATAATCATTCTCATTAACTTTATAAAGGCTTTACCTCCTCCTCTCTAAAGCTTCGAACACTTCACAAAGGGGCTAGTATCTCTTTTCTTTAAAAACTTCATAGAGGGCATTGTGAGAAGCCTTTAAAAGTACTGTATATTTATACAGTAGTTTCTAATTTACATACCACAACTCAATCAATCCGTCAAGCTTTTTTTAT